AACAAATACATCGCAACCATTGTGACAAGTGTTTAATAAAGACTGATAACTATGTATGGTAGGTGTTTAAAGGGCTTGAGGTAATGCGAGGTTATGTCTAAATACAATGATTGGTGCGCTTACAGGTACTCGAATTTATTTAGTAAGGTGCTGATATTTATAGTTATTATTATAATATATGTTGACGATACCGCCATCGATACCGTCATAGGTGAAAATGGCTACTCTTGCGCTTCGAGTTCGACCCCTTCTTTTGGATTCGAATCAATGCCAACAATAGCATCAATTTTTGATTTTAGCCACTTGTTAGGGCGGCCTTGAATATCTGGCTCAGGTAAAAAACCAGACTTACGGCGTTGGGCCAGTGTGTCGTCAGACTTCCATTGGAATATCTGCTTAAGGTCCTGAGTGGTGTAGTAGATTCCCGTCATTTTGTCACCTCACTTAATTCACCATCGTAAACATAACGCTCGTAAATATTAACCTCTAATCCTGCTGCCTCAAACTTAACCGCTTTCAACCCCTCGATACTTTCTGCCGCTAAAATCAAAGGTCGGACACGCTTCAAGTCAGCTATAACATCATCCCAGAATTTATCATTATGTGATTCAAGCTCTTTGATTTGATCATCAACCTGACTCATTACAATATGCTTGGCTTTTGCTAACAGGTCACCGCCATCTGATACTAAGCAACCATGACCACCCTCATGCACACATACCACCTCAACCTCAATTACTTTCATAATCACTCTCCTTTATGCAAATTTTGCATAGTGCTAAATTCACTAGCCAACATCCAAGCGACAATCTTAAACGGATGCCAACCTTCCTTTTGAGTCCAGCCGTGCAAGTACCAATCATCAGGCTTGATATACATATTGTAGAAACCAGTCCATACCTTGCCGCATTCAGTTAATACTAGGCATTTATCTTTGTCGGTTAGCAACTCCTTGCGCTCAGGCAACCGCTCATTAACATCAATCCAAGTCGGCATCGGCTTAACATACGGCTGCATCTTCTCGTTGTAGTGATTCCAAGCCCATGCTTTGGCTTCATCAATGGTTGCAAAGCCAGTGGCAAACTTTGTGTATGTACCACCTGATAGTAAGTAGTACGCCACCTTAAACTTGCCATTGCCATCATTCATTACTATATAGCCATGCAACAAGCTGTTACTTACAGGCTCTCCAGTGTATTCATCAACACCCCAAACCAACGGCTGTAACGGTAAATCACTCATGACTTGCCCCATATTTATTATGATAGTTTTGCGCCCATGCCTTAGCCGCTGCTACGCTGTCAAAGTCGCTTGATTGAAAAACTGGGTAATCACCTTTTGCGCTATAAATCACACGATGACTACTGCCGATAGTCTCAATTCGATAGCTGTGACTATCGGTGTACGCCATATCGTTTGTCGTCCAGTTTAGTTTTTGGGTCATTTGTTTTTATCCTTATCTACTGACTTCAATTATTGCATCAGGGTATTCAATGCAAGCATCTAAATAACTTTTAGTGAAATTTATCAATCCGTCAACATCACCCCAGCCATTTTCAGGGTTCATCGCTTTCATTCTTTCATAGTTTAAATACATCATGCCAAGCGAGCGCCTTAGGTTTTCGATATTATCGGCAGCCCTAACCACGCCTACGTTTTCAGGTCGCCATAAGTAGTGATAAGCGCCGACTATCGCAGCCATATCATTGACGTTATGCGTTATATTTCGCGACCACGCACATTCGCCATCTATAATTAAATCAATATCTAAGCTCATAACCTCAATCCTCTTATAAAATAGGGTGCCCGTATCGTGGGCGTTCGGCTTTGCCTTGACTGCTTTTTCAAAGCACATGTATTTATGCTTTCGCTTCCTTAGTAAATTCATCCCATAAATATTCATAGTCAAACGGCTGTACCAAGCCCATGACCGGCACTTTCTTCTGCTGCTTAGCTTTAAGCGCTTCAACATCAATTTCTTTCGGGAATTTGGTCATATCTTTTTGAGCGCGAACAATGATGTAAGTTTCGCTCATATTCATAAGACCACTACCGTTACGTGCTGCATCGACTGCCATGTTTGCGGCGTCCGGTATCGTTTCCCGACCGCCATAACTTTGATATTCAATAGTCGCGCAATATCTTTTGCCGTCGGTCATAAAGACGTGGGCAGTGACTACAAACATACGCGGCTCATTCATGATCGTTGCGCGCACTTTTGGGCTTACCCAGTCGCCTTCGTACTCAGTGCGGATTCTTACTTCATTCGGGGTGAATGAGTTATTAAGCGGTATGCGCATAAAGCCTTCGTACATTTCAGGCTTACTTGCTTTAACCTGGTTCGCCTTTTTTATTGCCGACTTTTTGCGTTTGTCGCGGTTCTTAATCTTGGACATGGTTTGGTCCTTTAAAATGGAATTAAGTTGCCCGCACTGCTGGGTTTATAACTGATAACTTTTGGCATGTTTGGCGTATTACCGTACTGATATTTTTTAACTTGCATAAACTTGCCGTTACGTTGGCACATAATGCGAGTTGGTAGAGCAATAACGCCTTGGCTTGGGTCGTGAATAACTTCAAGCGCTTCATCTACGGTAAATGGCACATTGGCGTGTGGCATGTGATCAGTCCACCATTGGCAGCCCATGCGTAGAGCAAAGCCTTCGTGTTCGAAGCACTTCCATTCGCTGATAGGTTCTTCAAGCTCGCTGTAAAAGTAATCAATCCGCATGGTTGGCGCTTTGCCATTCTTGCCCGGGTGCTTGTAATAACCGATTTGCTGAATATCAAACCATTCTTCAGGCGGCGTTTGGAAGCCATGCAAGGGCATTGCTTGACCAGCCTTAAAGCCGTGCGGGTCTTTGCTATCACTTGGCATGAACGCGCCACACTCGATACATTCATCAAGGTGGATAGGATTAGGGTTTCCGCAATCAGGGCAATATTTAAATGGTGCGCCTTGTTCGGTTGTACTGTTCTGCTTGTTGCGACCTTTGATCAGGTTGACGGGCCCAAGGTCACGAGTGGTTGATGTGTAATCAAGCCATAAGCAATCCTTTTTACCATCTGCAATCCGCATACCGCGTCCAGCAATCTGCACGTAAAGAACGGGCGATTTGGTCGGGCGAAGCAGGGCGATAAGGTCAGTTTCAGGCGCATCAAATCCGGTGGTTAAGCAAGCGACGTTGACAAGGCAATCAATAACATCGGGGTGACTGCCAGTGGGTGCTTTGTAGTCAAGCAATGTTGCATCGCGTATTCGTGCGGGCGTTTTGCTAGTGACAATGCTTGCTTTAATCTTGCCACGGTGATTGATTTCATCGAGTACCGCTTGGGCATGAGCAATGGTGACGCAGAACACTAACCACTTTTTGCGCTCTGTGCCACGCTTGAACATATCGTCAACGGTTGATTTAATGATGGCGGGGTCAATAACTGCACCTTCCAAGTCTTTAATCACATAATCACCGCCAGCTACTTTTACATTGCTTGTATCGATGGTTTCAGGCGTTTCAGTATCGATGACGAGTGGCGCAAGGTATCCTTGTTCAAGCAATTCATCCATGGACACGCGAGTGGCTGTGCCTTTAAATAATGGGTCCTTGCCTTGCCATAGCCATACGCCATCACCGCGAAAGGGCGTGCCAGTAAAGCCAATGGTGCAAAGGTAAGGACTGCCAAATTCTTTAAGCTGACTGATAAAGGTGCGGTACATACCGGCATTGTCGGTATTGACGTTATGACATTCGTCGACGACCAGTAGATTTACAGTGCCGAGCTCGTGAGCTCGTTTTGCAATACTGCCAATGGTTGCAAAGATGATTTGTGATTCAACGTCTTTTTGACCAAGGGCAGCACTGCAAACACCGGCGGGTGCTTCTGGCCATATTGCCCGTAGCTTGTCCAAATTTTGTTGGCACAGCTCTTTGCTAGCGACGCACATAACAATGCGCGTCTGTGGGTACTGCTCAATAGCACGTCGGCAAAATTCAGCAATGATGATTGACTTACCTGCGCCGACACAAGCATCGACAACGGGATTGCCGTCAGGGTGACGATTCAGCCAATCATACAATTCAGTGAGCGTGCGCTCTTGGTAGTTTCTTAGCTTATACACTTAATCATCCTCTCTATCTATCAAACTATGTTCCCAATCGTCGGCATCAAAACCCTTTCCGATGAAAAGTCTGTCTGTGAAATCACCTGTTAGAGTGTGTACGAATTGGTTTCCACAACTCTCAACCGGCAAATCGTAGGCAAAAGCGCAGCCGTCTGCCTCTATGCCTATATGCCGCCATCTCTCATGTAGGAAGCAAAAAATACTAGGGTCTAATTTTTTAAACTTTGATAGCTGACTAACATAAATCTCGTCACCGGTAAGGTCGCTCGAAGAACCTTTCACTGTCTTAGTTTCCTTATTGATTACCGCTTGCGTTAGCTTTTTCATAATTTCACCTCATATTCTGCTTGGCTAACAATTGAGCCGTTGCCGTTATTCACGTAGCAATCACTGTCACCCGTTCTGCAGTACCAAACAACGGTTGCGCCAAGTGCGGTTTCTTCAGCTTCTAGCACGCTTAGATTTGGCAGTAATTGCGGCACCCATCTGTGTTCGCTACAGCCTTCTAATTGCTGCTCATAGGGCAATGTAGTGTTACGCAGCTCGCATAACCATGTGCCGTCAGTTTGCGGTGTGCTATGTATGCAAGTACGGCAATTGACGTTTGGCAGTGGGTCGGGGATAACATCAACACCACCATGGCAGTAATCAGAATAGGCGCAAAATCTGCACTCAAACCAATCAGGCTTTTCGCTTATTCGCATTGGTGGTTCTTCAGCAAAGATAATGCGACGTGCACGCTCAACGTATTCTTCAGCTTTTACTTTGTCGTACTCGATGCGCTCAGCGTAGAGCGTGTCATCGTTCTTGTTTTTTGCTAAGTAGAAAGCACGAGTTAAGCCAAGGCCCAGCATATAAACTTGGACTTGTGCAAAGTGCATGGGCTTTGATTTTTCAACGCCGTCTTTTAATAGCAGCTTGAATGACTTGTCGTTGTGCGTTTTAAACTCGCATAAGTGCCACGTCTTAGGTGCTTCCTTAATGCCAATGGCAACGCCGTCCGCATGACCTCGAAAGTGTCCGCCATGGAACTGAACGCCAAACTGTTGGCCAGTACGATCATCGACTTCGTAAACTTCGATACCAGCATCACGCATGTTTTTGACCATGCGCGGTTCTTCAAGATGACCCGTTTCAAACAAGCGCAGTAAGCGACCGTCGAAGTCTTCAAAGTGTACCCAGCGGAAGTCGTACCACAATTGACGGGCGCATGACTTACCAATGATAGAGCCGCCAAGGTAACGACGTGGTGAGTCGCTGTGCTTGGCTTTGATGCCGTCATATAAGGCATTCAATGTTGCGTCGTCTTTGACGTGTTCGGTTAAATCAGCCATTTCTAATGATTCCTGATGTTTGCGCTCTTTAAATTCACGCATAGCAAATACGCAATCGGCATGAATGGTTCGCCATTCGCCACAATTACGCTCGAAGTGTCCTTGACCTTTTTCTACCCAACCTTTGCAGTAGTAACATGGCCCAGGATGTTTATTCCTAGCCATGTTTTAAGCCCTCTAAGGTGTCTTCCAATATCCAGCCGACTGCTGTTTTGTCACTGGTGCTGAGTGTGAGCACGTTTAAGTCATTATCACGTAGCTGTCTGATCATCTTAAAAATGGTCTGACGTGAGCGTTCGCCAAAGTCTTCAATCTTGATAAGCTCTTTGTTTCTTAGACGCATTTCAAAATTTGCCAAGTCATCGTTGTACTGCTTGACGCTTTCGCTAAATCTAATCTGACCAGTTGACACTCTGGTGTAGGTCTTAGCGGGCTTTCTTTTGACAGCTTTGGCACGCTTGGGTGCAAGCTCATCTTTGGGCTTGTCTTTATCAAACAAGCGTGACGGGTTTCTGCCATACGCTGCATGGACTTCATCACTGACGGTAATGCCAGTCATGTTTTCAGCTTTACGGTGAGGATTATCTTCAAGCCACTGATCAGCAACCGATAGAGGCGTTATTTCGCGTTTGATTTGATTGGTACGTATAAGCATCGTTTTATTCCTTACTTTCGTTTTAGTTTGCGTTCATTTTGAGGTGCCAACTGGTTCGACTGTGTGATTACTTACACCCAGTTGACACATGAAAATAAAGGCGGGTAAGCGATGTTCTGCTTACCCTTTTTTATCTAACGATTAACCACGCTGCCAAGGTGGTAAATCACTTTGAGCTGCTGCAGGTTGCTGTGCTGAGGTTGGTTGACCCTGGGCAGTCACTTGCGGTTGTGCGCTAAACTGTGGGCGACCACCACCAGCGATGGCGGCGAACTTCTTAACTTCATTGCTTGGGTCATATTGGCCAGTCTTGTCTATACGGATAGACACTTTGATTTCCATCGGGATACCGTGCAAATCGCTGCTGTCTTGTACTGATGACTTGCCGCACGCACTAACAAGCTGTGCCATTTGCTTACGTCCGATTTGCTGTGCAATAGGATTGCTATTGCGTAGCGTGATATCTTGAAAGATAAGGCGACCCGCGTGATGGCCGTCAAGGATTTTTAAGCCAAGGCTTAAGCGGTTGCCACTGCCTGAGTTGTTATCTTTAATCTCAGAGCGGGTGATTTCAGCGGTATAAGTACCGGCTGGAATTGGGTCGAAATCGTTTTTGTGTGCTTCTTGGATTTCGGTTTGGTCAAACTGCAGGTCTAATAGAGCCATGATTAAATTCCTTATGCTTCGTTAGTTTCGATACTGGTTTCAGTTTCGTTTGATTGGATTACTTCGATTTGTTGCTTATCGCCACGAATTTTCGCAGCGATGGCGGCCAAGTTGGGACGTTCTGCCATATCTAATTTGCCGCTACGGTCTTTTGCAGGGTACTTAGTATCGGCTTGGGTTTGCAGGTAATGCAGGGGAATACCTTGATCATCTTTCTCGACTTTCATTAAAAATACTTCATCGAAAAAGTAGGGGATGTTTGCGGTCAGCTTTTGACCAGGGAACATCGGACGGTAACGGACGACTTTTGCATCGTCTTGGTAAGATTCCATCTTGGCGCTAAAGTAGACATTGCGTGGCAAGTCACGATAAGCACGGATAACGTCTTCCACCTTTTCTTGCATGACGCCGTAAGCGGCGCGTGGATCCTTCGATTCTTTCTTGGCTTGGTTCAGCACGACTTCTGCAATCTCACTGATACTGTCTAAGCAAATCCAGTCGTATGACAGACCTTGCTCAGTCGTCGTGAGCCATGTATAAGCTTCCAATAGGTCGTTATATGACTCGATAAGCACGACTGGTATGTCGGCATCGGCAATTGAAAGCAGACCTGATTCAGCGGATAGAATGACCGTCTTACTATGGTCGGGCGTGGTGGCGCAAAGGACTGTTTTACCAGCACCCGCTTGACCGTAGACCAGCACTTTGACGCCGTTTGCTTGCGCTTGTTCGCGGGTGGTCGTTAATTTAATGGCCATCTACTTAACCTCCACTGATACGCTAGGTTTAGCAGCTTTGGTGGTCATGTACTGCGCCATAAGTGGTACAAGGTCATCACGCATGGTTTCAAGTGCGCGCAGCTTAGTGGTATTCAGCGATGCTTTGAAATTGACACACTGCTTAATCTCATTGGGTAGCTTGTCCCAATCTGATTGAATGGCCTTATCATCTAATGAGCGGGTGAGCTTGCCGACGGTCTTCACTTTAAATAAGATACCTTCAGCGTTTGTGGTACCTTCTTCAGCGAAGCCTACCAATTCAGTGATTTGGCTTTCGACTTGTATGCGGCGGTCTTTTGCGGCTGCTTCCGCTTCTTTCGCTTCTTGCCAATGACGGGCAAGAACATCGATTTCATTGTCCATGGCCGGTGCAACTGGGGCGATGGCGCTTGGTGCGTTGCTTGCTTTAGCAGCTTGGGTGACAAATGCGTTCATTGTTTTATTCCTTCCGTTTGATTGTTTACTTCGTTTCGTTTTGCCTATTTGCACGTAAAAATTCATTTGCGTGTTGATTGGCTTTCTTAAAATCGTCGCTGGCAAAATCTATGTAGACTTGATCAGCGGGGCTTATATAAGTAGTGCGGATGCTATCTTTGTGTAGCTCGACAGCGGCTTGCTCATTGGCGGCTTGTGTAGCGCACGCTTTTGGCAGAAATACGATGAATATGGCCAAAGCGATGATCGTTACCATGCCTTTCAATACGTTTCTTTCCATATTGGACATCCTTTGTTAGTTGCTTACTGCCTGCGGTTGCCGTAGCGCCCGCAAGTTTGTAAAAAACCGTACTTCTAATACGCGTGTTTCCACGACTTCCCATTGCGGCATCCTCCTTAGGTGCAATGTGGGTTTGGCCTTTTTTGCTGACATGTTTTTAAATAACTAATCGCTGTCTCGTCGACTCGGTGTATCTCGTTGCGATGTGGTAATATTACTACCTAAAGTAGTATAGTGCAACTAATAATAGTAAATAATTCTACTAAAAGTAGTATTATTTTATAAGTTACTGATTTTTAAGCATAAAAAAACCACCCGTTAAGGTGGTTCAATGGCTAAATATTACTTAGTTAATTGTAAATTTACGAAAAAACCCGCACAAAGCGGGTCGGGTGTAGGGTAGGCGATAAAAAACCCACTATCATAGTGGGTTTGCCTAAATTATGCGTTCCAATTTAAGTGCTTTTCATCTGGTAGTTCAAAAGGTGGGTGAGGCGACATATACACTAAAGTTATTTGATCATGTACTACATCCAAAGTGTAGTGTAAAACATATTCACTAGTTTTATCACCGTATGTGCCCACATAGTAAGTTATGCCAATATGGTAATGCCATAGGTTGTTGTTTTGTGCTTGTCTGACCTTACTCAACCAATTAGGGTCATCTGTTGGTACATTATCTGAGGACTTATTGCGACCTTCTAAGTTTAATAATCCGTATTGCTTTACATGATCAACAAAAGCACCTATTTTTTGCTGGTCTAACTTTGGATAGTTTTTGAGATAGGATATAAAAATAGGAGATAGGTTGACTAGCATAATGAAAAACTATCCATTCAACCAAGAAACAAAGTCTTCACCATCAGTAAAATCAGGTACGCGAATAGCTCCGCTATCGATAGAGACCTGCATGGCTTCTACATCGTACGAATAAGCATGTTTGTCATCATAAGTGTCTGTCATATCTAATAGTTCTTTAAAAAAATTTTTAATGCTGATACATGAAATTTCATTATTATCATGAGCATATGCTTCTTTCCATGGGCGTTCTTCATGAGTCATGTCACGAAGTTTCCATGGTGAGTACTGACCATACTCGAGTGCTATGCGATTCAAGATAGCTAAGTCATCGTAATCGAATACATTGTCATTAAAACTATCTATCGATGGGATACATTGATCACGATAATGCTTATAACAGTGGTAAACACTTTCGACCACGGGGCCGTGTCGCCAACACTCGATGGGCTCATCAAACAACGGTCTATCCAAAATAGCTAATGAATACCCTTGGGCATAGTACAGTAGCTTTTGTAGTTTGAGATTTGAGATTTGGTCTCTCTCACCCTCATAGGTATGGTGTAAGAAAAACTGGGCAACTTCATATGCAGTTTTCATCATATCTCCTATTAGGTAAGTAAGTGGGTTTATTACAACTATTATAACAAATCAATTTATTTACAATGTAAATTTAAAAACAGACACGTCAACAGTTGTCGTAAGCGTTAAAAATTTATTCAACTAATCCCAATCCAATGCCTCACGATACACGCACCAACCAAATGGAAGCGTATCGACCGGTGTGGCGTGTTTCAAAAAATGGCATATCCAATAGTATTCGTATGGTTTCATAGTCTACCTATACCTAGTTAGCTTGCTGTCTACGATGCCAACAAGTGTGCATTCACCCATTGGTACGATTTTCTGATCGGGCCAATCTTTATTCAAAGGCTTTAGATACATATCATCAGGACTGTCGCCAATGATCAACTGCTTAAAGGTCGCTTGTTTGTCGTCATTGCAGTGAATAACAATCAGTGCGCCATCTTTTAGTTCTAGAGGTGATATATCGGGCTCTACATAAATAATCTCGCCTGGTTTAAAGTCTGGCCACATGCTACGACCTTCTATAATTAAACCAAATGCTCTAGGCGATAAGTTGCTAGGCCTATCTATCCACTCAATAGCATCATCAATAGTAACAGGCATCACATCAGAAAAACATCCAGCGGCGACCCAGCTTATTACCGGCATCTGGCCTAACATACCGTGGTCAACGGGTACCTTCTTAGTGCCTTCGGGTGTATCTGATGCTCTAGGGCTAATATTATTGCCGTTTTCAATAGCTTTTATTTTTTCCAATAATTCTGCATGGCTAAGTTTTGTAGTAAATTCCCCACCGTATTCAAGATATTGAGCCGTAGTACCTAAAGCCTTGCTTATATTCTCAAGACCTTTGCGTCTTGGTTTAGCTATACCTTCGCTGTAACGCCTGATCATCTCGTAGCTTATCTTGGTTTTGTCGCTTAAAGCGGTTCTATCCAATCCTCTTGCATTCATTAAATTAATTAATCGCTTTGCAAACTCAGGATATTTTACCTCTAAATCGCTCATATTATCCTACCCTTAGTAGTAAAAATATAGTTTAGTCGATATAAGCTCTTGCGTCACTGCTATTAAAAGTAGTAGTATTACTACTTAAAGTAGTATACGGAGAGTATCATGACTGACAAAACGCCACTTGAACAAGCGTTTGACATTTTGGGCAATCCCGCTCAATTGGCTTACGCATTAGATATTACCCCTTGGGCTGTCTATAAATGGGATGTTAAAAATCCACCTAAAGACCGTTGCTTAGACATTCAAAGACTTACTAATGATCAGGTAACCGCTGAGCAACTGCGTCCCGATGTTAATTGGGATTACGAGCGAAGCCAGCGCGAAATTAATAAAAACAACAAGGAAGTAGAACATGGTTAATAAACCTAAATTGGCCAGCGCCCTTCAATGCCACTTAACGCCTGAATATGCCAACGCTGTTAAAAATCTTGCGTATGCAGCGGATATGAAACCTAGTCATTGGCTTAGACGTTTAGTAGTTGCGGAGATTAACCGCCAACACCTACAAGCTAAGGCTACCTTGGCAGCAATGGATAGTCTACAAATCGAATCGCTCGAATCGCTCGATGAGGATTATGACGATGACTTGTAAAGACTGCCCGCACAAAACTGATGGCAAGTGCTGCCATGAATCAATTAAGCCATTGCCTCAACGTGTAGCGCCCGAGCCAATGTGTGAAGAGATATTGGAACGCATGAAAGCTCAATATGACGAAGCCTATGAATATTACGGGGATTGTTATGAAGACTGACGGTGACGACTTGGCATGGAAGCGTGAGTTTGAGCAGGTGGAACGTAGGCAAAAACAGCGCAAAAGTAAACGCGAAGGTTGGGATGGTAAAAACCCACCAAAGGGCTGGGTTGGCAATGTAAGGACGGCATCGGCATGGACATACTCAACAAGCCACTCAGAACAGTTTAACGAGGACTAAGACGATGAAATTCAATGAACGCCAAGCGCACATGGCTCTAGTCCAAACCATAGAGCAAAACAAACAGGATGATTTAAGAGCTATGAATAAAAAGACCATCGACGATGAAAGCGAGCGTAAGGATTCGGTAAACATGCAGTTTTGGCGCCGTGTTTGGGTGAGCTGCAACGTATTGCTTTTGCTTGTCGTTATTTACGGTTTATTCCAATTTTTTACGAGGCAGTTATGTTAGATAGACGTGATCAAGACAAGGTCAAAAGATTGGAAGCGATGCGGGATAAGTTTGAGAAAGGTCAGCTTTTAGACAGGGAAGACTTTAAAGCGGCTGGGTTTAACGAAGCAGGGACGAAGAACGCGATCGTCATACTTAAAAATAATTACTCGCTGGATATCGTAAACATCTGCCGCGGTAAAGCATTGATTGGTTGGATATTGGCGGATGAGATTCTATGAAAAAACCCTAAGAGCTGCGAACTCAAAGGGCTTAGAACTTCTTTTAAAACAACTTAGTACTTGGAGATTATAGCATGACAGTTAAAAAAATAGAAATAGGTGATGTGTTCCCTACGAATGGGGGCGGTAGTGTCACGGTTATTGAGTACAAAGGGTCTAAAAATATCCTCGTAAAACACAATGACAAGCATGAGCATCAGGCCGTTGTTAATTCTACTAACTTAAGAAAGGGTGAGGTTAAAAACCCATATCTCCCCGTGATTTTAAATATTGGATTTATGGGAGTGGGTAAATTCAAATCTAAAAAAAATGGCAAGGTCTCTATTGAATATGCCGTTTGGGTGAAAATTATAGATAGATGCTATAACCCTGAATTCCACGTTAAATTTCCAACCTATGCCGATTGCAAGTTATGTGATGAATGGCGCAACTTCCAAGTTTTTGCAGAATGGTACACAAGTAATAAGTTTTATGGCCTTGGCTATCAAATTGACAAGGACATTTTAAGCAATGGAAAAGGAAAGGAGTATTCGCCAGAGAATTGCACCTTGGTGCCCTTGGAGATCAACTCATTAATTTTAGATAGGGCCGCCAAGCGCGGAGAATATCCAATTGGTGTTAATTATGACAAAAGTAGAGGTAATTTTTTCTCAAGTATGAACATAAGGGGGAAAACAAAGAATCTAGGTCGTTTTCATTGCCCTGCTTTAGCTCATAAAGCCTATCTATTAGCGAAAGAAGCTCATGTCAAGGATATGGCAGAAGAATATAGAGGCAGAGTAGACGATAGGGTTTACGACGCTTTAATGCTTTGGAAAGTAGCTTAATAATAAAAACGCTAAAAAATATATGAGTAAATTTATGAGTACAGAATTAAAAAGCAGCCTAGATTACGCCCTTGCTTATGCCGAATTGGGGTGGAAAATATTTCCTGCTTGGAATATTAAAAAAGATGGCAGCTGCGCCTGTGGCTCTGAAAAATGCAGCCCCGGCAAACATCCGATTAGCACATTGGCGCCACGCGGTCAGGATTCATCTACCAGTGATAAAGCAGTTATTACTGAATGGTTTACCACATATCCTGAAGCGAATATCGCAGTTTATTTGGCGGGTAGCGGACTGTGCGCAATCGATATAGACCCTCGTAACGGGGGTGACTACACGATGGAAGAACTGGAAGCCGAACACGGTGAGCTTGTCGCTGACGTGGTCCAGTTGACCGGCGGGGCGGGTGAGCATCGTTTGTTCTTACGTCCCGATGGTACGTTGCCCGGTAAGCTTGGTAAGGGTGTCGATGTAAAGCTAAACGGTTACATTATCGCAGAACCTAGCAATCATATCTCTGGCGGTGAATACGTTTGGGAAGCGTCAAGCTGTCCGCTCGATGGTGCGGTAGCGGGACCATTGCCCGATTGGATTCGCTCATTTAGTACCAGTCCGGCAACTGACGGCAATAGCGGTATGGCTATCAATTTTGGTATGGATGACGGTCAGTATTATGACGTATTAGAGGCGCTGCCATTTATTGATAACGACGATCGTGATACGTGGTTACGTGTCGGCATGTGCTTATTCACTAGCAATGATAAGCGTGCTTATGGCATGTGGTGCGATTGGTCAGCGGGCAGTGATAAGTATGATCATGATGATCAGTACCGAGTATGGCGCTCATTTCGCCATAAAGGACTAGATAGTGTTGATGTTCCGACCATCTTCCATATGGCGCAGGATAGCGGCTGGATTAATACAAAGTCAGGTGTTGGCGTGGTTAGCTCGCAAGATATCGATTATGACGCCGAGGATGTGATGATTGAAAAATATAGCAATGCTGAACAGGTGCCTGATTATCTAAAAACGATACCCGTCTATAAGCTCAAAGAAGTTACGGATTGGATTGAAGGTAATAGCCGCCAACCGCAGCGCGAAATAACTGTGCTCACAGCATTGTCATTGGCTTGCACATTGGCCGGTCGCAATTATGCTTCAGAAGAAAACAACACGAGCTCAATGTATTTCATGCTACTGGCTGAAACGGGCGTCGGTAAGAACTACGCCAAAACATCGATTCAAACATTCTTGGTTGAGTCGGGTCTTGAGACGCTGCTATCAGGTAGTGGTAACACGTCACCAGGCGCAGTCTATACCGCGCTATGTAAATCTCCTTGTCATATTCAGGTGACTGATGAAGTGGGCAAGCAGTTGGCTACAGCTCGCAAGGCGGGTAACGGTCAAATGGCTGAAGCATTCAGCACGCTAACTGAAGCATATTCTGCTACCACGTCTTATATGATCCCTAAAAACTACAGTCAGCTTGGCGATATCGCTAAGGGTAAAGCGACGGCTGAGAAAAACATTGTCATTCATTGGCCAGCTATTACTACTTTTGGCATTGGTACGCCCGGTCAAATTTTTGACAACCTAACGACGGGTGAGATTGAGGATGGCTTCTTGAATAGACAAGTCGTTATCCAAGCATCTGAACCATTGGCAGCGCGACGCCGCATTAAAAAGCAGTCGGTACCGGAACACTTGAAAGAATGGGCCCAAGACATACGCCATCCACAACCGCAAAGCCGTACTGATTTGACGGGTAATGTTGAAAGCTATGATTTAACGCCGACGCCAAAGATAGTGGCCATTAGTGATGAAGCGATGGATTTGTTCGACGACTTACTTGACACATTAGAAGCGCAAGAGAAAGCCGGTGCATTTTTACTGCCCGATTTAACACGGCGCTGGGTTGAAAACTCCATGCGCTTGGCCACAGCATTGGCCGTGTGCGAAAACTCAGAAAAACCCGTTATTACCGAATTGATTGCTGATTGGTGCATTGCTTACGTGGTTTTTTATGGCAAACGGTTTATGCGTGCTGCAGCAACCAATGTGGCGGATGGTGATTTCCATAGATTGTATTTGAATGTGCTTGAAATGGTCAGTCGCACCGGCTCGAAAGGCGCAACGCAAAGAGATTTATCGCGCAATAGTAAGTTGTTCAGATCGACTAAGCCGAACGACCGTGATCAAGTATTTAAAGCGCTACTCATCGAAAATCAGATTATGCAGGTATCTATTGATCAGTTTTCTGGTCGAGGTCGTAAAAGAGTCTGTTTTATCACGCCAGATAACTTTGATGATGAAAATATGCAAAATGCTTAATTTTCATTGTTGTCCATTGTTGTCATTGGTTGAATGACGATTATAACGTATATGTAGTAAGGGTTACATCATTGTTGTCATGATTATTATAGGGGTATATGTATATATATTTTAAAAAGAAATAGGGGTATATAGCCATTAATCATGACAACAAAGCGGAAAGGTATATGTAGTAAGGATTATAACCGTCATTTAGGGTATGACAACAATGCGCAAGAATGGACAACAATAGAGGTTTTACGAGGTTTGAATTAAACGGAGTTAATCCAAGAACCCTTAATATACATGGGCTACAGACGATAAGTCAAACACTAAAATAATAAATATTACTTAAATAGGAAAAATAAGCATGACCAGACTAACCTTGATAGCAGAATTATCTATCCCAGCAATACCGCCAAGCGTGAATCATTACCTCAAACAGCGACGTGGTGGCGGTAAAACGCTTACTGACGCATCAATAGAGTTTAAGCGTACTGCTTATCAAGCAATTGGACGTTACGCACCGCACAAGCCATCTGAGAAGCGTATAGCAGTGGAAGTCACTTACTATCCAGCACGTAAAGGCGATAGCGATATTGATAACCGCAACAAACTCGTGATGGACGCATTGGTAGAGGCTCAATTCATTGTTGATGATAGTCAGATTGACGAGATATTGATGAAGCGTGGTAAGGAGATCATAACTGGTGGCCGTACTGATTTGATTGTGTGTGAGATTGACGATAGACGGCAGTTATCAAAATAACAACGTATAGAAAAGTATATCGAAGTTTATAAATGTTTATTTGGGATTGAATTATGAGCGACGTAATTGATAGAGACGTAAAAGTAAAGTTGGCTGCTTGGGGCGCATGGACGCGCAATGTTGGAGATAAAGGCGGTTGCTCAAGTCCAGCGCAAGCACTCATTAACTGCGCACCAGTTTGTGACAGTGACCACAAACGATATGCGAGATACGAAGCATTTGAGCATATAAGCGATGAAGAAGCGTTAGAGGTGGAATCGGCTATGGCAACGCTTAAACGCTATTCAGCGCGATTAGACGTAGCATTAGGGCACATGCTAGCGCATGAGCTTGAGGACGATAACTTACTAATCTGTGCGCTGATGTATTACGTGTTAGAAGAATACTTTAGACACGATGAATCAGCCAGCCACATTGCAAGAGAGCTGACCAAGAGATTAGGTAAGAAAATAACAGACGTAAAAGTTAAGGTAATCATGGAGCGAGGCGCGGGATTTATTGAAGGCGTATTAATCTCTTGACACCTCAATGAGCTATGTAGTAGTATCCCTTTATGCTCCGCATTTTATGTGTTGAGCAAGCATATTTTAAGCCCTACTTTAACGAGTGGGGCTTTTTTATTGTCCAAAATTTGGCAGGGAAGCTATGGACTACGAGCTAACTAACCAACAGCTTTATCATCGATGGGACGATACTGATAACGAGATTGCAAAGCTATACTGGCTGACCAAGCTAAGAGACCGCGCTAATTGCAGATATCGTGACGCACAGTATTACGTTGATTTGATTGAAGCTACTAAATAACCACTTTTGCCCGCCTTGAATGGTCCGGGCATTTTTTATACTCGCTGATTGGAGGTGAGCATGTCAAAAAAGCTCACTAACACGAAGCATCAAATGTTTGTTGATGAGTACATCATTGACTTCAACGCTAAAGAAGCAGCAATCAGGGCAGGCTATAGTCCAAAGACGGCAGCACAGCAAGGCTATCGATTATTGCAGGATGAGCTCATAGCCGCAGCTATCGATGAGGCTATTGCTAAGCGCACTAAGCGCATGCATATCACGCAAGACCATGTTTTAGGAATGTGGTGGCAGATTGCCAATGCTGACTATAATGAGCTGTCTAGCGTGCGTCGTGTTGCTTGTGGTTATTGCTATGGCGATAACATTACGATGGGCGATGACGATGATGCCCGTGAGATTGACCCAAGCCGCGACCCAAATCCCGACTGCGGTATTTGTAGAGGTGAAGGTTCGCCCCATGTGCATATCGCAGATACTGAAAAGCTTTCACCAGCCGCTAAACTGTTATACCAGGGCGCTAAAGAAACGAAGTTCGGTATCGAGGTTATGACCGCCGACAGAATGAAAGCACTTGATAACGTGGCAAGGCATTTGGGTATGTTTAAAGATACGGTCAATCATGTGTCGGAAGATGGCAGCATGACGCCGACAATCAACAACTTCAACGGTGACGCTCAAGCAGCAAGCCAAGCCTATCAGGATATTATGGGTGGTAAATAATGCCTATCCCTTTTGCATTCGATTTTAAAAATCCTGATTATGCACAGGTGTTTGAATGGCGCATTGAGCGACTACAGCGCATTAGACAAAACCCTGAATCATTACCGGCATTAAAAGCGTTTTACAAAGACAATCCAGCACAATTTATTATTGACTGGGGTGTGACTTATGACCCGCGTAACATTGAGCGTGGCTTACCGTCATACATACCGTTTTTGTTATTCCCTAAGCAAGAAGAGTGGATTCATTGGCTGATGGACGGTTGGAAGTTGCAAAAACCGTCCATTACGGAGAAGACACGGGATATGGGTATGTCGTGGCTCATGATGGGCTTGTCATGCTCACTAGGGTTGCATAACAACGGTTTATCAGTCGGCGTTGGTAGTCGTAAAGAGGAATACGTTGACCTGATTGGCAGTCCTAAAGCATTGTTTGAAAAAGGCCGTATGTTTTTAAGTGGATTACCGCCAGAGTTTCGCGGTGGCTGGATTCGTGAAAAGCACAGCCCCTTCAAAAGAATTATATTGCCCGAAACTGGCAGCGTGATTACTGGTGAAGCGGGTGACGGTATTGGTCGTGGTGATAGGGCGTCCTTGTATTTTGTTGATGAAGCAGCGTTTTTGGAGCGTCCGCATTTGGTCGATGCTTCACTATCTGCTACTACTAACAGCCGAAATGACATATCTACGCCCAATGGCAGCAATAACTCATTTGCACTGCGCCGACACAGTGGGCGTATTCGTGTATTTACGTTTCATTGGCGTGATGATCCGCGCAAAGATGATGCCTGGTACAACAAACAGTTGGATGAGCTTGACGCGGTGACAGTCGCGCAAGAGATTGATATTGACTACTCTGCATCGGTTGAGGGTGTGTTGATACCGTCGGCATGGGTCCAGTCTGCTATCGATGCTCATAAGAAACTGGGCATTACTATCAGTGGCAGTAAGATTATGGCGCTTGATGTGGCAGATGAAGGCGTTGATAAAAACTCTATCGCTGGTCGTCATGGCGTATTGCTCAATCACTTAGATACATGGAGTGGTAAAGGTTCAGATATTTTTGCCACGTCTAAAAAGGCAGTTGAGATTACAGCCGACAGTCAATCAGAATACTTTTTGTATGATGCTGATGGATTGGGCGCCAGTGTCAAAGGTGATGCTCGGGTGGTTAATGAGCAACGCAAAGACTTACCTGATGTTGATGCTCATCCATTTAGAGGTTCAGCCGGTATCTATAAGCCGGAGCGTGAGGATATCTTAGGCAAAAAGAACAGCGATGCTTTTGATAACTTCAAGGCTCAAGCAGGGTGGGCACTACGCAAGCGCTTCTTAGTAACTCATAGAGCAGTGACCGAGGGTACGGCGTTTCATCCTGACGACATTATCAGTATTGATAGCACGCTCGATGAACTTGCCAAGCTAACCACTGAACTATCACAGCCAACCTACGCAAAAACCAATGCGGGCAAAATATTAATCAATAAGAAGCCAAAAGGTACACCATCGCCAAACCGCTTCGATGCGGTAATGATGGTATTCGCTGACAACATGGTTGAGAAGAAATCCACTAAACGACATAGAGCCACTGCTGGCAAACGGACGTACAGATGACAGACATGACTAAAAAGCCGCGTTACCGTGTCAAAGCTGGCGGCACACTAAGCCAAGAGCAAGCGATTGATTTACGCGGTAAGTTGTTTTATCAACAGCTCATACGCCAAGATACTGACGAGATACTTAAGAAAGCCGGTATCAGTCGCTATGCGCTTAAGACGTTACTTACTGACCCCGATATTGACCAAGCAGTGGATAGACGTACAGAGGAGCTAACAAGCTCGCTTTATACGTTGATGCCGAGTGAAGGCAAGGTTGCTGAGTTTATCTATGAGCAATTAGATTTGCACTTAGAGCCGATATTGCAGGGCGTGATTGACAGTAAGCTATACGGCTATGATGTCGCTGAGATGGTATGGGGACAAGACGATAAAAAGCGTAATGTCGTCACTAAGCTGACAAGCAAGCCGATTGATTGGTTTGAGCCTAAAGCCAATGGTGATTTATTGTGGTATCCAAACGATGGCAGCAAGGCAATTACGGTCAGTGACCAAGTGGACTATCAGTATCGCTATCTATTCCAGCAGCACAAGCCGACGTACTTAGAGCCAAAAGGTAAGTCATTATTAAGCCGTATTTACTGGTTGCATTACTTTAAGACCAACGGCTGGCGTTTTTGGTCTAAGTTTTTGGAACGTTTCGGTTCACCACTATTGATCGGTAAGACTGATGCAACCAGTGATGAGGATGCGCAAAAGTTTGCGGATGCAGTCCTTTCTGCACACAACTCAGGCGTAGTGACTATTGGTATTGACGAGGATGTCACGCCGGTCACAGGTGGCAGTAATGGTGAAGCGTTTGTATCGTACAACGATGTGACTAAGCAAGGCATTACGACTTATCTGCTAGGTCAGACCCTAACGAGTGGTACAGACGGCGGCGGTACTTACGGGCAAGGCAAGATACACCAAGAACAGCAAGAGATTATCTTTAACAGTGACCGCAAGCACGCGCTCAAAGCGGTACAACGGTTTATTGATACTATCTGCTATGCCAATGGTTATGACGCGCCTGAGTTTAAGTGGATTGCCAAAAAGGTTATTCCAGTTGACCAGTTAGATGCTGACAAAAAAGCCTATGACATGGGCCTACGTTTTAACAAGTCATACTTTGTCGATGAGCTTGGTTATGAAGAACGCCATATCTCACACGTTGAAACGTTTGGGAGTGCGACTACATTACCGATATCAGCCAAGGCTAATTCATTTGCCAGTCAAAAATGGGTGCCGTTTAAAGCCGCTGCCAGTGATAGCGAGTTTACAGACGAACAAATGGAGCTTGAAGCGGTCGCAGATGATGCACTAAATGCGAGCGTACAGCCGTTTGATACTAATGCGGTGCTATCGGCTATAAGTAATACTACGGACGCTGACAGCTTACGTGAGGCACTGTTTAACCTATGCGGTGAGGGATTGGCTGAGAGTGATTTTACACAGTTGGTTAATACGGCGTTGATGGTTGCTGATGTGCATGGTTTTGCTGATGAAAGTAGCGAGGTTTGATTATGGATACATGGTTAGAGCTGGACAAATCAAAGCCTGCTAAAAATGGCAGGTACTTAATTATGGGTCGTTATTTTAAGCAGATAGAAATTGCTCGTTTTAATAATGGCGATTGGTACTCGACAGAAAACAATAACGGTCAAACTATCAATAGTGTTATTACCCATTGGCAACCACTGCCTGAAAAACCTAACGAGGTTTAAACCATGGCAACGACAACAGCAGGATTTGACGTACAGTTTATCGAGGCCATTGCTTACGCTTTAAATCGTAACGTGGTTTTGCCTGATAATTACTATAACGTCATGACACCTATTCAGCGTCAACAAGCGGTATCTATCGCAGGGCTTGCACAGACTGAGCAGATTAAGCACGTCATGGGCTTGGTCAACGAGCAATTAGTTGATGGCGGTACGTTTGCAGACTTTCAAAAGGCGGTAAAGGCGGGCGATATTGATATCAACCTGCCAAAGCATCGGCTGGATAATATTTTTAGAACCAATATCCAAGGCGCTTATGGTCGAGGTCGTTGGTATCAGCAGCAACAGAATAAAGATGAACGACCTTATTTGATACGTGATGGCATCAATGATATTAGACAGCGTGATTCTCATAGAAAAATGGACGGCGTTGTAAGGCATATCGACGATCCATTTTGGGATGAATTTTATCCGCCAGACGGTTTTCGTTGTCGCTGTATAGCGCGCTCACTTACCAAGTCGCAAGCTGAATCAAAAGGTATAACGACTGACGAGGATTTACCGAACATCCCCAATACTGAGGGATTTGGCGGTAATCCATCGCAGTACAATAACCGTATGACAGCACTGGTTAATAACAAAATAGCGGAGCTTGCTATCACTTACTACAAGCAGTCAGGTGCGATACTAGCAGCTAGACAGCGTATTGAGGCGGCTATCACTGTGATGTTGGCACAGCCGATACCTGAGCTTGCGACATTGATTGATGAGGCTAAGGAATTGATTGAGGAGCAAGGCGAATGAATAAGCGCAAACGAATACTCAGAGCCATTGTGCTGCTGATAGATATAGCCGTCGTCACTTACTCAAAGCGACGTAAAAAAGACAATCAATAAGCCGCCTTAATTGAGCGGCTTTTTAATGGGTGATGATATGAGTGCGACATTAGCTGGACTGATAGCAGTTGCTATTTATGCAATTGGTGTACGTATAGGCCTTTGGATAGGGCGAGGTCACTATCGCCAAGATAATAATAATTTAACTGGCGGTTATTCACCTAAACCAATATTAGGTGTGCGTCCATCACCACCGGGCAAGGAATAAACATGAACTTACAAGCAAAGATTAAGCGCGATATTGATAGTCATGCGCTCATGAGCTGCACAGGGCTTGAGCATCAGCTTGCGTCTATCGACTTCAAGGCGCTATCACGATATAGCGATGACGACAGTGAAGCGGCTTATACCGTTGAGAATGGCGTAGCGACTATCGATGTGCGCGGTCTGCTAGTACCTGAAACCTCAAGCGATTATCGCTCATGGGGTGTGACAGGCTATGCAAACTTAGCGGACTACATTCAGCAAGCCAATGACGACTACGCAGTGTCCAGTATCGTTTTAGATATTGATAGCGGCGGCGGTTATATCAAGGGAATTGATATTGCAACTGAGGCGATTTATCAATCCACAAAACCGATTGAAACGTTTGTCAGCGGTGATATGTATTCAGCTGCTTACTGGCTAGGTGCAAGCACAAGCAAGGTTACAGCAGAAGGTCAGCTTAATGGCATTGGCAGCATCGGTGTTTATGTATTGAT